GGTCAGTACGGTCCATAGTGGTCCGGCTTTCGGCCAGCCCGATCAGATTTGATCTAAATGAGTAGTAAAGCTAGCCAGCGACTTGTTGGGGCGGTTGAACCTAGGCTTCATAGTCCGGTGTTAAAGGCCAAATCCCGGATTGCCGAGGTTGCGGACTTGGCTACAGCTATCGGAGTGCCATTACTCGATTGGCAGCGTTGGTGTTTGACCGATATGTTAGCCGTCGATGATAACAAAAACTTTATACGCAAATCTATACTCTTATTAGCTGCCAGACAGAATGGAAAATCGCACATAGGCCGGATGCGCGCTATTTCGGGCCTTGTATTGTTCGGCGAAAAGAATCAGCTAATAATGAGCAGCAATCGCGGAATGGCTTTAACTAACTTCCGGGATATTGCGTACTTATTTGAAAGTAGCGATTATCTGCGCCCGATGCTAAAGCAGATTCGATTTGCTAATGGTACAGAGTCGATCGAGATACTGCCCAAATACGGCGGTGGCCGGTTAGACGTAGTAGCCAGTACCAGGGACGGTAGCCGTGGACGTACGGCCGACTTCTTATGGATTGATGAGTTACGAGAAATAAACTCGGAAGCCTACGGCGCAGCCTTGCCGGTAACCCGGGCCAGACCAAATGCCCAAAGTTACTTTAGCTCTAATAGTGGCGATGCGTTCAGCGAAGTCCTAAATAATCTGCGCGAAAAGTGCTTAAGCCATCCACCGGAAAGTCTAGGATTTTACGAATACTCCGCTCCCGAGTTTGCAGCGGTTACCGATCGCAAAGGCTGGGCTTTAGCTAATCCAAGTTTGGGAACCCTGATAACCGAGGAATCAATCGAGGAATCGTTAGCTGTAAATACAATCGAGGATTTTCGAACCGAGTCGCTTTGCCAGTGGATTTCTAGCTTAGCTAGTCCCTGGCCTCACGGCAGCATAGAGGACACCGCCGACAAAACCCTGCAGTTAAGTCCTGGACCACTTACGGTTATGGCGTTCGACGTTAGCCCTAGCCGGCGCGATGCGTCCTTGGTGTTAGGACAGATAACCTCTAGCGGAAAGATAGGCGTAGCGGTCTTAGAAACCTTTTACAGCCAGGTATCGGTCGATGAATTACAGGTAGCTGCAGCCATTAAAAAATGGTGCGATATCTATTTCCCTAGAGTGGTCTGTTACGACAAGTACACCACGCAGAGCATTGCGACAAGGCTAGAAAGGTCCGGCGTTGCCGTCCGAGATATTAGTGGCCAGCAATTTTATCAAGCCTGCGGTGAAATGCACGAGGCGATGAGTAATAAGCGCATGGTGCATAGCGGTCAGGATATTTTGATTAATCATTTAACCAACTGCGCAGCTAAAACTAATGACAGCTCCTGGAGAATCGTAAGACGTAAATCAGCCGGGCCTGTAGATATTGCTATCGGATTAGCTATGGTAATTCACGTATTAACTGAGCCACCTGCAGAGGCACAGATATACAGTTAGACACGCACCACGCAATCCCGAAATATGCTTGACTATTAGAGGAAAATAGTATCCATGGGATTACTAGAAACTTTAGGCTTACGCGGTACACCGGCAACTGAGCCGACCCCTAAAATTATTGCGCAGTACGCGCCAGCAGTAATGGATACTACTTACGGTTACGGTTACTTCAATACTGGATCTAGTTCATTAGGCATTGGCGCAATTAATCGAGATGTTGCGATGATGGTCCCGGCCGTATCCAGATGCCGTAACTTAATAGCCGGAGTTATTGCATCGCTCGATTTAGAGTTATACAGAAAAACTACAGGCGAGGAATTAGGTAAACCTCTATGGCTAGACCAACCAGATTATAGGCAACCGCGAAGCGTTACAATGGCTTGGACCGTTGATAGCCTTGCTTTCTATAATTTAGCGTACTGGCGTATTGTCGAACAATATGCAGATGACGGTAGAGGTTCACGTTACGAATGGGTAGCTAATAACCGAGTTACATTTACAACTAATAAATTTGGCACGGAGATTGAGGAGTACTACGTCGATGGAATCCGCGCCCCTATGTCAGGTTTAGGCTCCCTGATTACTTTCCAAGGATTAAATGGCGCAGGTATTTTGCAGGCTGGTGCCAGAACTATCCAGGCAGCTTTAGATTTAGAAAAAGCGGCAGCGGTTAGTGCAGCCACACCAATGCCGACCGGTTATATTAAAAACACCGGCGCAGATTTACCTGAGCAACAAATTAGCGGATTGTTAGCAGCCTGGAAAGCAGCTAGACAAAATAGAAGCACCGCTTATCTGACTTCTACTTTATCTTACGAACCGACTTCATTCAGCCCTAAAGACATGACCTATAATGAGTCGCAACAATTCCTTACAACTCAAATCTGCCGTCTTTTCGGCGTACCAGCGTGGATGCTGTCAGCGGATATGAATAACTCGATGACTTATCAAAATATCCTGGATTCCAGAAAAGAATTTTTAGCTTATACGTTGCAGCCTTATATTTCTGCCATAGAAAATCGCCTGTCGATGAATGATATGACGGCCAATAATAACGTGGTCCGCTTTGCCGTAGATGACACTTTCTTGCGCGCCGATGCAATGGCTAGGTTAGACGTATTAGAGAAAATGTTAAACCTTGGTTTAATTGATTTAGAGCAAGCTAAAGAAATGGAAGACCTAACGCCTGAAGGTAACGTTAATCCTGAAATAAACGAACTAGGAGAATAATGGAAATCGAAAATATACAGTTAACCTTTTCGAGTCAAATCGAAAGCTCAGATACCGGGCGCAGATTAATTAGCGGTGTCGTATTGCCTTTTAATACCATCGGTAATACTTCAGCCGGGCCTGTAAAGTTCGAAAGTGGATCGGTAGAAATACCAGATGCGCGTAAAATAAAATTATTAGCTCAGCATTCACAAAATGATCCGATTGGCCGGGCGCAATCTTTCGAAGTTACCCAGGATAGAATCTACGGTACCTTTAAGGTTAGCGCGTCGCAAAAAGGTACAGATTATTTAACCTTAGCTGCCGAGGACTTAGTAAGTTCATTAAGTATCGGTGTAGACGTGGTTAAAGCTAAGAAAGATAAAGATGGAGTCCTGGTCGTATCCAGTGCCATCATGCGTGAGGTTTCTTTAGTCGAAAGCCCGGCGTATGCCGATGCAGTCGTTACTAAAGTAGCTGCTAGCGAAAGCGAAACAGAACAAGAAGCAACTCCAACCGAAACAGAAAGCGAGGCTACTGTGGACAAAAATCCCGAGCCAACCGAAACAAAGGCAGAGGCAGATACTCCAACAGTAGAAGCCTCACGCCCTGTAACAGCTACACCTTATATCTCCACCTCAGTACGTTCACCAATTGATTCAATGGCGAAGTACACAGAGCATAAAATTAAAGCAGCTTTAGGATCAGATGAATCTCGTCTTTTCATTTCTGCTGCAGATGACTCCTTCTCTACCAATCCAGCGTTCAATCCGGTCCAGTACCTTTCAGAGTTTGTAACTAATACTCGATTCGGTACTCCAGCCATTGATGCGTGCAGCCAAGGTACCCTGCCTACCTCAGGCATGACTATTAGCGTGCCATCACTTGTTACCAGTGCTGGCGGTCAATCTGGCGTTGCTCCAGTAGTAACGGTAGAAGCCGAAGCCGGCGCAGTTCAAAATACCGGCATGGTTACTGAATATCTAACTGGAACTGTCAGCAAGTACTCTGGTATGAATACGCTCAGCGTAGAGTTACTGGAAAGATCTGATCCAAATTTCTACTCCGAACTTACAACCCAGTTACAAAATGCATATTTAACTGCAACTAATACTGCGGTAAACGCTGCCTTAATAAGTGCTGCTACTGCTGCAACAAATGAAACTGCAGACAGCACCGGTATTATTGATTTTACTGCCGAAGCATCAGCCAATATATTTAAAAATACTGGCTACTTTGCGCAGAATTATCTAGCTAACCCTGCTCAATACCAGGCTCTACTTGGTGCTACAGATACAACTGGTCGCCCTATTTACAATGCGATTCAGCCTATGAATGCTGCCGGCCAAGTACGACCATCCACGATCCGGGGCAACGTGTTAGGACTTGATCTATACGTAGATAAGAACTTCGCAGCTACCACATTCGATGATGGCTCCGCGTTAATCCTTGCGCCAGAGGCGTTTACCGTATACCGCTCACCTCAGGCTTACATGAGCGTGAACGTGGTATCAAATCTGCAAGTACAAGTAGCGATCTACGGCTTTATGGCAACAATCGCCAAAATGCCTGGCGGTATCTACAAGTACATGAAGGCTTAATAAAAGCATAAGTAATCTGTAGGGTTTAGTAGCCCTTAACCCTACAGAGCTATTAAAGATAGGAGTACAGAGTGGCAGCGAGTTATGTAACGATGCAGGAGCTTCGTGATAATTTAGGTATTGGCACTCTGTACTCAAACGCCGATGTAGAAAGTGTCTGTCAAACAGCAGAGGATCTACTTAATCAATATTTATGGTTCGATACCGCGCCAGTAGTGGCAGCGATGGTTCAAGATAACGTGGCGACGCTTTTATTAGCTAATCCCGGTATCTTTGTAACCGGTCAGAGCGTAACTATTTCTGCGTCTGGTGCGACCTACAATGGGACTTATACTTTAACTGGGACAGTACCTTGGAGTACTGGTACTTCTAATTCCATCCCTGCCTTGTGGTGGAATTGGGCGTGGACCAATTACCCTAACGGTTATTCATTTATCCAATACGCCAAGGTAACTGCTAATCAAACTTTCCATCGTGTCCTTCCATACGGTACCGCGACCGGGCCAGATACGAAAACAGCCAGCTACGCAACTACCCCAGCCATCCGTCAGGCTGCGATGGTATTAGCCGTAGATATTTGGCAGGCCCGGCAAACCGCTCAAAGTTCACCTAATGGAATCGATGGCTATACACCGTCGCCTTACAAAATGGGCTTTCAATTGATTAACAGGGTACGCGGACTTATTCAACCGTACGCCAATCCTTCAGCGTTAGTCGGCTAATTATGCCACCTAAAGCGATCACTACACTTCGAACCACGATAGCTAATGACTTGGCTAATCCGGGCGTATGGTCTACCTTTGCTTACCCGGCTCCTAATTTATTGGCTAATAGTGTTTCGATTATCCCGGCTGATCCGTACATAACTCCGACCAATAATGATTACAGTACGATCGCGCCTTTAGCTAACTTTAATATTTTAATAGCTGTACCTGCATTCGATAACCAGGGGAACTTAGCAGGTATAGAGGATTTCATAGTAGCGGTCTTTACCAAGATCGCTAATTCTAGCCTGGTTCTTAATGTTGGCACCGTATCTGCACCTAGCATTTTAGATGCTGCGAGCGGTCCGCTGCTGACCTGCCAAATTACAATTTCAACCCTAACTACTTGGAGCTAAAATGTCAGACGAATACGATATAAACCATAACAACTTTCTGGCCAGAATTGGACAGATAAAAGAAACACCAAAACCAAAGGCTGCGCCAACCGCAGAGAAAGAGGAATAACAAAATGGCCGTAATGCTTAACTCGAGCGTTGGCGTTAAAATCGCGACTGTAGATATTAGCGACCACGTATCAAGCGCAACACTTACACAAACCTTCGATGAACTCGAAGTCAGTACACTTGGAGATTTATCTCATAAATTTACCAAGGGTCTGGAATCAAGCACACTGTCGCTGGACTTTTTTAACGACTTCGCAGCATCACAAATTACTACATTACTGCAGACTAATTACGGTACTACAGTAACCGCAGTATTGATCCCGGTAAAAGGTACAGCCGTAAGTGCAACTAATCCGCTATACACCGTATCGATCCTTATTAATAATCTAACACCGATTAACGGTGATGTAGCTAGTATTAATAACTCCAGTATTACCTTTACCTGCAACTCAACCGTTGCATACTCAACTACAGGAACCTTCTAAGGAGCAATAATGGCAAAGCTAAAGATAACAAGGGCTAACGGCGAAGTTACCGAACACAAGATTACGCCGGGTGTCGAATATGCTTTCGAGATAAAGTGGCAGGCTGGTATTAGCAAAATGCTGCGCGATCACGAACAACAGACCCATATTTATTGGCTGGCTTGGGAGTGTTTACGTAGGGCCAATATCACCGTGCCACTTTTCGGCCCAGAGTTCATAGATACTTTGGAAACCGTAGAGGTGTTAGATGACGAAAAAAAATAACTGGGCGTGATTCACTAACTTTCAGTATCGCTGCGCTAAGCGTCGAAACTGGGATCGCGCCCAAGGAGTTTTTAGAAATGGACCCGGAGATGTTTGCAGCCATTATCCAGGTACTAAGAGATAGAGCTAAGGAGATCAAAAATGCCAGTAGACGTAACAGGCGTTAGAGAACTTGTAGCAGCTATGAAAAATGTAAACCCAGAATTGAATAAACAAATGCAAAAAACTATTAGAGATGCGATGATACCAATACGCGATAAGGCTAGAGGCTTTTTACCTAATAACGATCAAGTATTATCTGGGTGGAATAAAATAAACGTAACAGCCGAACAAAAATATAGGGCCTTTCCATTCTATGATCAGGATTTAGCCAGGAATGGTGTTTACTTTTCTGCAGGTCAAAGCAAACGTAATGCTTCTGGCTTTTCTTTTACGCACTTTGTAGCTAATAAATCTGCGTCCGGTGCAATATTTGAAACGGCTGGTCGTAAGAATCCAGGCGGATCTATTGATTCTAAAAGTTTAAATCCAAGAGCCGGAATTGATTTCATAACTTCGGCTCAAAATATTAGTCCATTAAAAGGAGCCGGCAAGCAGCGAGGCCGGGCTATTTATCGGGCTTGGAATGAGGATCAAGGTAAAGTCTATCCGGCTGTAGTCAAGGCCGTAGAAATAACGGCGTCAAAGTTTAATCAGGGTCAGTTAAGTAAGGCTGCATAATGGCAAAACCTCCTAATTTAGTAGTTGCAGCCTTAGCTACCTGGAACGGCAAAGCATTACAAAAAGGCCAAAAACAGGTTTCGGCATTTGATAAAACTGTTAGAGGATTAGGCAAAACCTTTGCTGGTGTCTTTGGTACTTATCAAATATTGGCATTTTCTAAAAAGGCTATTAACGCATTTGCAGCCGATGAAAAGGCAGCTAAGTCTTTAGCGGTTCAATTACAAAATACCGGTAACGCCTTTAGAGTTAATGAAGTAGAAAATTATATTTTTAACCTTCAGCAGTTATACGGTGTTCTAGATGACGAACTTAGGCCGGCTTTTCAGACTTTATTAAACGCTACTAATTCAGTTACTTTAAGCCAGAAAGCATTAGAAACCGCTTTAAACGTTTCGGCAGGTACTGGCAAAGATTTAAGTACCGTGGTGGCAGCTATCGCCAAAGGGGCTTCAGGCAGTACAACTGCTATCGCCAGATTAGGTACCGGCTTAGATAAAACTACGATTGCTACCGGCGATATGAATAAAATCATGGCTGCCCTGGATCAAAAATTTAAAGGCCAGGCATTAGCTAGATTAGACACCTACGCTGGCAAAATGGATTTACTAAGGGTAAATGCTGCTAACGCCACAGAGATTATTGGTAAGGGTCTAATAGATGCTTTAAGTATTTTAGGTAAAGACAATTCTATAAATCAGGCTGCAAATTCTATGAATGGATTTGCCACCGCCATCGCTAACACTACTAAAGGTATGGCTGAACTGATTGCAGAAGTTAAGAAAATAATCGATAGCGACGTAGGCAAGTTTTTATTAGGTATAGCAGCTTTATTAACTTTGGGCCGTAAGACTTTAATAGCAGGTGCTGCCGGAATCATTGCTTATGATATAGGCAAATCTGGCACTCAGAAAAATGTCGGAGGATATTCTGGCATTCCTGATTTACGTGTAACTAGAGATTTAACTAAGGCACGTAAAGAAGAATATAAAATTATAGCTGCAAAAAACGCTATTGAAAATAAAAATTTAGAAGAGTTAAAAAAGAAATTTGATATTGAACGAATAGGATTAACAGCTGCGTTAAATAGCGCAACCGATGAGGAAACTAAATTACGCATCAGAGCGCAATTGGCTATTTTAGATGAAAACGACGCTTTAGCTAAAAAAATAATAGCTGAATTAGAGGCAACTGAGGCGTTAAGAAAACTAGCCGAACAGGCCAGATTAGCCGGCATGTCTTTAGAGGATTTTGCATTATTTAAAATTAAAACTTTAAATACGAAGATCGATGATTACTTACAAAATACCGCTTTACAAATGGTCCGGGCTTTAAATGCTCAGATTGCTTCCTTTATAAGTTCACTTTCCGGAGTTACTGGTATTAAAACCGACGTAACTTCTAACGTCCCTAGTGGTGGAGTCAGTGGCTTTGCCGGCACATTTGACCCAGCCAGGGTTAGAATGGGCGAGGAACGTTCTATGGCTGATTTAAAAATCACAGTGGACACCGCCCAGACCGGTGATCGATTTGCTCAACTAGTAGCTGAAAGTATCCAAATAGCTACGAAGTCTGGAATTTCATACGGTATAGCTGGCGGTCTATAATGGCAGTTCCTACCGTAAACGCAATTATCAACTTTTCAACTGGTCCGGCCTTTGCCCAGGCAATGATTTTAGACCAAGGAATATTAGGTACTAACGTATTAGCTGATTCTGCAGCCGTGATTGTGGACGTTTCAAATCAAATTAACCGAATCGAAACCAGACGCGGACGTAACGCCTTAATCGACGAATTCCAGACTGGTACTTTAACCCTTCGTATTGTTGATCAGAATGGGGATTTTAATCCCCAGAACCCAGCCAGTCCCTATTTTGAACTTTTAACACCTATGAAAAAGGTTCAAATTACAGCTACTTATGCAGGGGTTACTTACCCTATATTTTCAGGATTTATTACCAGTTACGTTACTACTTATCCGAAAGAGGCTGACGAGGTAGCAATAACCACAATACAGGCCGTAGATGCCTTTAGATTGGCCTATAACGCACAAATCAGCACGGTTACAGGTACCAGTGCCGGACAGTTATCTGGGGCGCGTGTAAACGCAATATTGGACGAAATCGACTGGCCTGTCAGTATGCGCGACGTAGATGCCGGGTTAACTACGCTCCAGGCAGACCCTGGGACTAATCGGACGGCTTTACAAGCTCTTACTACTGTAGCGCAATCCGAATATGGAGCCATATACGTAGACGCATCCGGATCCTTTGTATTTCAGGATCGCAATGTTACAGCTAGTTCAATTGGTGCCACACCTACCGTATTCGCTGATGACGGTACTGGAATCGCTTATATGGATGCAGCCTGGACCCTTAATGACGTATTGATTTTTAACAAAGCCACGATTACCCGGGCTGGCGGTACAGCCCAGGTAGCCACAAATCAGGCATCGATTGATAAATACTTCTTACATTCCTACTTTCTGGATAATCTATTGATGCAAACCGACGCGGTGGCTTTGGATTATGCCCAGGCTTACGTAGCTAGTCGGTCCGAAACTTCTATACGGTGCGATGCCATAGTACTGGATTTGTATACACCTAATTACAATGCCGGCATAATTGCAGCCTTAGATTTAGATTTCTTCGATCCTATTACAGTTTTAACTACACAGCCAGGCGGATCAACCCTGGAAAAAACCCTGCAGATTTTCGGCGTAGCAATGGCCATAACGCCGAATAGCTTTAAAACCACTTTCACCACGCTCGAGCCAGTCATCGACGCGCTGATTTTGGATAACAACATATACGGCCGACTCGACTACAATGTACTTAGCTATTAAGGAGCAATTATGGCAGCAGGTTTAGGTTTCAAGACCTTTACGACTGGCGAGGTTTTAACCGCCGGCGACGTAAACGGTTATTTGATGCAGGGCATTTTGGTATTTGCCAGTGAAGCAGCTAGAGATTCGTCTATTACTTCACCTCAAGAAGGGCAATTTGCTTTTACAAAAGATAACAATTCTTTATGGTATTACACAGGATCTGCTTGGGCAGCATCCGGTGCTACCGGCGATATTGAAGGCGTAACTGCCGGAGTCGGAATTAGCGGTGGCGGTACTTCTGGCACAGTAACAATTACTAACTCAATGGCAACTGCTATTGATGCTAAAGGTGATTTAGTCGTAGGAACCGGAGCTGATACTTTTAGTCGCTTGGCGGTTGGTACAAATAATTACGTACTTACAGCTGACAGCGCAGAGGCTACTGGTATGAAATGGGCTGCTGCTGCAGGTGGCGGTAAAGTGTTACAAGTCGTTCAAGCAAGTACAACTAGCGGAGTTACTATCGCATCAACAAGTTATACAGACTCAAATTTAAGTGCAACTATTACCCCAACTTCTGCCAGTAGTAAAATATTAGTTTTAGTTTCGCAATCTATTTCTATGAATAGAGATGCGCAAGAAATGTATAATGTATCTGCTAATTTATTAAGAGGTGCAACACAAATAACTGAATTACCTAACTTTTTTTGGTTTAGGCTAGGAAGTAATGCAGACACCGCTCTTAGGGGAACTTATACAATAAATTACCTTGATAACCCTTCCACAACATCTGCAACAACATATAAAACGCAGGGTAAATGTGAAGCAACAGCAAATAATCAAACTGTAAGATTTCAGTCGGGTTCAGTACCATCTACAATGACTTTACTAGAGATCGGAGCATAATTTTGAATAATTATTTAACTAAAGCAATTCGTAAATTACGCCCAGAATCAGAATTTTCTTATGAAAATGATGATTACTCTACAATTAACTGGATAACGCTAGATGGCGATGCCCCTACCAAGGCTGAAATTGATGCGGCTATTGAAGAAGTTAAAGCAGAAGAATTAGCAAAGGCCGAAGCAGACAAAGCAAAGCGTGATGCTTTGCTGTCTAAATTGGGAATCACGGAGGACGAAGCAAGGCTATTGCTTAGCTAATGGCTTTAACAAGTCATAACGGCTGGCGCGCCTCAAGGGACCCGGACGAAATAGCTATCAAAAGTTACACCGTACCTGGGACAAAGACCAGGCTGCGCTGCGCCGAGGCCGTTGCACCATTACTGATCGGCTTTTCTGCTGAGTTTCACGAACTAATCGAACCAATCGATGAAGGACCTTTAGATGATTGGGGCTATGCATTTAGGCAGATTCGTGGATCAACAGACAAGTTAAGCAATCACGCGTCCGGCACGGCCATAGACCTAAACGCACCTAAACACGCGCTTGGGTTAGTCGGTACCTTTCCACCTGAAAAAGTACCAATGATCCGGGCTTTAGCTAAAAAGTATGGGCTGAGATGGGGCGGTGATTACGTAAACAGAAAAGATGAGATGCACTTCGAAATAGATATAACACCTGCAAAGGCTGCAGCGTTGATAGCGAAATTAGGTCTAAATGAAAACTAGCCAAGTAACGGTAACTACTACTCCGGTTTTATTAGTAGCTGCCGATCCACACGATCAAACCGTATCTTTACACGCTGCCAGCGGTGCCTGCTTTATAGGAAACGCCAGCGTTACAACTACGACAGGTTTTAAGTTAGATAACCAAGACAAGGTAACCTTACCCCTAGGGGCTTATGAGGCTTTATACGGTGTTACTGCATCGGGAACCGATACGGTATACGTATACGCCGAAGTTAATTAAGGAGAAAAATGCAAACAAAGCAGATGTTTCTATCCTGGCTAAGGGCTGCGCTCGCCTCTGCTGGCGCGCTATTTCTAGCTGGTACGACAGACCCTAAGGCTTTGGGTTATGCAGCTTTATCCGGGTTTATTGGCCCGGTCCTAAAGTGGCTAGATCCAAGTGCGGTCGAGTTCGGCCGTAAGAAGTAACCGTGGAATCGTCGGACTGGGCTGCTCTGTCGGTAGCTGTAATTACAATTATAGGCTCCTTCGTCGGCTCAGTTCGATGGTTAGTAAAGCATTACCTAATAGAGCTAAGAGAAAATTCTGGATCTAGTATTAAAGACCAAGTTACACGTCTAGAGGCCCGGGTCGAAATCCTTTACGAAATGATGTTACAGCGCGATAAAT